GATTCTGATTCTGATTCTGATTCTGATTCTGATTCTGATTCTGATTCTGATTCTGATTCTGATTCTGATTCTGATTCTGATTCTGATTCTGATTCTGATAATAATTTAAAATTTAATAGCGATACGAATACGAATAGTTTAAAAGTGTCTGTTTTAGAAAACATAAGTTTTGATGAATCTGATGATAAATCAGGTGATAAATCGATTGCTGAATCAGATGATGAATCGAATGCTGAATCAGATGATGAATTTGATAGTAAATCTGGTGATGAATCAGAACCGGCATCACCATCAGAATCAGATAGTAAATCGAATGATGATTCTGGTAGTGAATCAGAAAATTATGTTGAAGAAATTGATTTAAGTAGTATTAATGCTAAGTTAAATTTCAATAATAAAATGGAAGAAAAAATAAAAGAAACTATAAATGAAATTGAAAAATCTGAAATAAAAAATGAAAAACAAAAAATGAATGAAAAACCAAAAGATGAAGAATCTAAAAAGGAAAGTCAACAAAAACATGTGATAGAAAAAAATAAAATACCAAATGGTCGAGAGAGAAAACGTATGGAAGAAGAGGAAGAGAGAAAACAAGAAATTAATGAATCAACAAAAGAAGAAATATTGACAAAAATAGAAAGTGAAAGTTCTAAAAAACAATATAGTTATGATGACGATGATGACGATGATGACGATGACGATGATGATGGTGAAGATAAGGAATGTAAAAAATGCAAACATCGTTTTGTAACATATTCTGGTAAAGATTTGTGTCCGGATTGTAGATAATAATTTTAAAAAAGAAAATAATATATATAAAATGTATGAATTAATACGTAAATGTTTAGAAATATATTGTATATATAATTTAAATTCAATGATAACATATGAATATCAATATGGTAATTATGTAGTTGTTAAAAATAATATAAACATGGAATTTATAATAATTTTAATTCAGAATTTATTGGGAATATTTTCAGTGAACAGTTTTATTAGTAATAATGTGAGGGATGAAAAAATAAAGTTGAGTTTAAAGTCATTGATTTTTTATATGTTAAATGAGAAATTATTACATAATTATATTCCGAATACTAATTGGTTTTTAAATGAAATGATGATTAAAGATTATGAGAATCATACAATGACATGTCGTGATAGATATTTATATACATTATCATTGAGTTATTATATATTGGAGTTATGGGAACATAAAAATAAAAAAATGAAAAGAAAAGATGATAATCAAATGTTATTGCATCATGTAGTTACAATAATATTATTACTGATGAGTTTTAAATCAAATTTATTTAGAATTGGTTTAAATGTGATATATATATTTGATATTAATGATATATTTTTAAGTATATCAAAGTTATTAACATATAATAATGTGAATGAATGGATTACTACAAGTACATTTGGAATATTTGGTGTTAGTTGGATTTATAATAGATTGTATTTATTTTTGATATATGTGTTAAGATATTTATATCAAAATATGCATAGTACACCTGAATATATTGGTTTTACATTATTGTGTATTATATATGGTTTAAATGTGTTTTGGACAAATTTAATAATAACAGCTGCGTATAAAATGAATAAAGGGAATCAAATGAATGAGGTTGATGGGGAATTTGAAAGAGATTATAATGAATAAATTTTTAATATATTTTATATTAAAAATTATTATGAGTTCATGTTAAATAATTTTGAGATATTATTTTGATGTGTTTTATAAATATTTTTATGAAATCCGTGTTTTGTGGTGGGGCATAATTTATATTGTTTAGGACCTAATTTATAGAAGGGCATTACACCAAAAGGTTTATTTTGATGTAATGTGATATCTAGTTTATAGTATTGTTGCATAGTTTTATAATTGGAGTTATTTGGCATTTTTTGATTATTATAAATAGAAAAAAGAAATATTTAAAAAAATAAAAATAAATTAAAATATGTTAAAATTTGGTCATACTTTTGATGAAACATATCAACCATTTAATGATGAGAAATATAATGTACTGGTGAATATTTATAATGATCCAGAATTAACTAAAGTGAAAGAAGAAAACGGTAATTCTACATATATGGGTACAACGATGTGTATGTTAATAAACGAGTGTAGATATTTGGTAGCGACGGTACAAAATGATATAAATATTGTAGGTACAAATAAGAAATTGAGTGAAATACAATGGACAAATTTCCAAACACGAACTCTTAAAGGTAAATTTGATTGTAATGTTTGTGGAGGTGCGATAAATAGAGATGCTAAAACGATTAGATTGGTATTATTAAAAAGAACAAATAATTATACACAGTATGAATCTGTTGATAAGATGTTTAAAGTATCTTTGTTGCATACAAGAAAGGATAATTTATATGAATATCCGAATGAAGGTGATTTGATATCAGCTTTAGAGATGTATCAAACGATAGTTTCGATATAAATTTATTTATGATAAATAAATTTAAGATATGAAGGTTGTGTTTTTTTTATGTGTATATGGGTGCATATTTTTGTTGCCATGAATTGGCGTTCATTTTTCTCATAAGTTTTAATTGTAAATCGGTTCTGTGATTTATGGTGTTATTATCGAAGTCTTTTCTTGCTAAATCTCTGATTTCCATATTGGAATATTTTTGTTCGATTTGATTATTTTGTGATCCGAAATTGGTAAAATCTAATTTATTTCTTGTGATATAATTATTTTGTCTGTGAATCATAACATCATCATAATAAAATCGTGGTTGTCCTGTCATATTATCAATATATGATCTATGTTCAGTACCGTATCCAGTAAAACGGGGGTCATATACATTTGATTCGTTTGGACCATTAACGTGACAATTGTATTTTGGAATACCTTCTTTAAAAATTATATTATCATTTTGCATAGTTCCTACGATTTGTTGTATTTGTGGTTGTTCAGATATACCTATATTGGAATTTAGAGGTTCTATTGTATTTGTTTTTACATAAAGATTTGGTTGAATTGTATTGGTGAATAGATTTTGATTATATTGAGAGTTTGTTTTATTTAATCCTGCGACATTTAAATTTGAAGGTAACTCAGATGTATGTGTATAATTTTCTTGATTATAATTAGTGATGTCATCAATTAAAGTACTATTTTTAATATTAAAATTTTCTGATGTGTGAGATATTTGATTTTGCGAAGATGATTGAGTTTGTAAGGATGTGTGATGATTAATATACATATTTTCTTGAGAGTTATTAGTATGTTGATTAGTATGTTGATTAGTATGTTGATTAGTATGTTGATTAGTATGTTGATTAATATGTTCACAACTTTTGTGTGTTAGATAACCGGATCGGGTGTAGTCAACATTAGATTCTGTGTTTATTTGTGCTGGAATCATAAAATCATTACTTGACCAAAATTCTTCTGAATGAGAGGGTGGGGTAATAACTGGCATAATTTTCGATCTTTTAGATTGTAGACCAGATAATTGTTTATTTTGAAAAATGTAATCTTGATTGCCTATTACATAGTCTAAGTCAATAACAGCTGGAGGAGCATTTTTGTGTTTGATAGGTTGTTGAGGTTTTTCTTTATATGTCCAATTGGTATTATTAGATTTGAAGTGTTCAGTACCAATACCATATTTTTGTTGATTCCATACACCAAGATTTTGATTTTCTGGGTTGATAGAATTGTTGTGTTGGTAGATATTTTTGTTATAATCTTCGTTACAGTATTGGTATGCGGTATTCGGATCGATTTTTTGATCAATTAAAGGGTCTTTATAAGTATTATTTGTTTTATAGTGTGAGATATTATTAATTGGCATTTTTTATTAATGTAAATATTTTAAATTATAAATTAGTTAATTAAATTTAAAAATGAATTTTATATAAATATATTAAATTCAAATAAAAATGGCTGAAAAAGAAAAAAAACCAAGACATAAAGCGATTACTTTTATATTACGTAATATAAATCCAAGACAATTGGAAGAAAGATATGGAATAATGCTGGAATCAAATATAGAGAATACTAACCAGCCCAGATATACGACATCTATTGATGGTTTATCTATAAATTCGAATGAGTCCAAATGTTTTTCTTATTTAGATGAAGCAAAACGTATACATAGATGTTGTTGTCCACAATTGGACATAAATGGTAATATGTTGCAGCAAAAGACAGTGATTAATTGTTTTTGGTGTAGAAATCAGTTTTCATCGATGCCGATAGGAGTACCGATAAAATATGTATTTTCACAATCAGTGAAAACTTATTATTCTGAGATAACAAAAGATACGTATAGTATTCGTGAAAATATTTCAACAGAAAAGCGTAAAAATTTAGAGAATGATGATAATTTTAAGATAATAAAGAAAGAACATTATATTATTGATGGTTGTTTTTGTTCATTTAATTGTGCATATGCTTTTATTTTAGATAATCAATATAAGCCAGAGTATAATTTATCTTTATCATTGTTGGTAAAAATGTATCAAGATTTATTTAAACAAGAGTTTGATATAATGCCTGCACCACATTGGAGATTATTGATACAATATGGTGGAAATTTGACAATAGATGAATTCAGAGATCAATTTAATAAAGTTGAATATAAAGATATAGGTGAGAGATTTACACATATACCGGAAGTGCAGAATTCAAACAAGGTGTATGAGCAAAAAATTAAATTTTAAGAATTATTTATTTGTAAATAGAAATAAATAAATATATGTATAAAAGATTAAAATCTTAATATAATATAATATTAACTAATATATGCATGTGGAATTGATATATCCAAAATTTTTAGATGCTAGTCAATATGCTAACAATACTTTCTGGAAATATATTTTTGAGGATTTAGCTTATGGTAGAACGCCATATGGTACATATATTGTAAAAAATTTTATTTGTTGTAACTATAAAGGTAAGGAATTTAGTTATAAAATTGATGAGGAGAAATCAGGTAAACAATTATATGATGAGTTATATGGGATTTTATTTAATAAATTTGGTTTATTATCATTTGAAGATAAACAAAATTTGAGAACAAAATTTGAGAAAACTCAAGAGGAAAGTTTGTCAATGGTAAATACATCGTGGAATTCAATTAAAAAGAAAAATATCAAACATTTGATGATAGAAAATTTTGTGATAATGATTAAGAAAAAGTATAGTTTAACACCTATTCAAACTCGTGAATTATTATCATATATAACAATTGGTATTGTATTCAAAACTATTTCAAATGATGATATTGATTATAGTGAAGGAAAAATTAAATCAATTAAAGGTTTTAGTTTTAAAAAAAATAAAATTATAATTGATAAAGATATATTTACCATAGAAACAACAAGTCAACAACCTGTAATTTATAGTAAAAAAAAATGTAGCGATAACTGGGAAAAATATGTGTTAAATTTTAAAAAATACAAACTAAATAAATAGTTTTTAAAATCATTTTAAAAAATGATATTAAGTTTATAAAATAAAACTTATAAACTTAAAATGAATAATGTTACAGATTTACATATAAAAGAATTAGACACTGAATTAATTCCTCCTTCTACTTTAAATTGTCTAAATCCTAATCAAGGTGGTTGTAAAATGGTTATCATTGGTAAACCAGGTACAGGTAAAACCACATTGTTGACCAGTTTATTATATGAAAAGTCTCATATATTTCCAGTAGCTCAAATACAGTCGGGTACAGAAGATTCTAATGGTCATTATAGTCAAATGTTTCCATCATCATTCATATATAATAGTTATAATGAAGCTGCAATTGAAAATATGATTCGTAGACAAAAAATTGCAAAAAAACACGTACCTAATCCATGGGCAGTATTATTACTTGATGATTGTACAGATGATCCAAAATCTTTAACCAAACCATTAATACAAGGTATATTTAAAAATGGTCGTCATTGGAAAATGTGGTTTATATTATCTTTACAGTATTGTTTGGATGTAAAACCTGTAATTAGAACCAATATTGACGGAACATTTATATTACGTGAGCCTAGCTTAAAAAACCGCAAATCATTATGGGAGAATTATGCATCGATTATACCAGATTTTCAAATGTTTCAAGATATAATGGATCAAATTACAGATGATTATACAGCATTGTATGTACATAATGCAACAAATTCGAACAAGTTGGAAGATTGTATTTTTTGGTATAAGGCAAAGCCGGTTCCTCCAGGATTTAAATTTGGATCATCAGATTATTGGTTATTTCATGAGGATAGGTATGATGAGCATTACCAAGATCCTATAATTTAGTTAGATAATAATCGAAAATATTCGTTTATAATTTTATCACAATGTTTAGGACATTTTGTTATGGTATTTTTGATATCAATAGATTGTTTTTTTGTTAAAAAAATGAATGAATTTTTACAATCATTTAAGCAATTTTCAAGTAATTCTTTGTTCATTTTATTTTTTTCTCTTAAAAATATAAGATAATTTAACATAGTTATAATTTAATTAAATAAATTTTTCATTTTAAATAAAAATGAAAAATTTATAAATTCCAAAATTATATACTAAATATATAACATTATGGAAAACTTTGATATCAGTAAATTATTCGATTATTATATTGAACATCCATCAATTCAAGATCATACAAAGACAAAAATACAAGAATTGCAAAAACGCTGTTTGTTTATTGCACCTGAATATTTATCTGAAAGAGCATTTTATGATTTTGGAACAAATCCTGGTTTGTTAACAATTTTACAAAATAATGAACCCACAAACCAAGAATTAGCTTTGTTACATCAAAATATTGTAATCGAAATGAAAAAATTTAATGAACAATTTGTTCAAAATAATTAAAAATGATAAATTTTATAATTTTTGGAAATAATTATAAAATGATAATCCCTGTACGTTGTTTTACATGTGGTAAAGTTACCGGTAATAAATATACACAATATAAAGCATTATTGGAAGCTGGTATGTCGTTTGATTCAGTGATGAAAGAAATTGGAATGACAAGAATGTGTTGTAAAAGGATATTTCATACACATGTTGATTGTGCAGATGAATTTGCAGAATATGATACTTTGCCTATAACGGTAAAAAGAACAGAATCAGTTGATCATGCACGACAATACAGAGCACGATAAAAATGAAATATATTTAATTTTTGAATATAAAATTAAATAAAAATGGGTGTAAAGAGAAAAGGACCATATATTAATTTGACCGAAAAATTGGATCGTGTTGATTATTGTAGTGGTATAGCAATTAAAACAATAACAGAACATATGAAAGAACAAGGAAATAAAAAACACATGTTATTTGGATCTGATCAGATTTTATATGGTTGTTCAAATCTGGGTTGTACTATGTGTTCTTGTATTCATTTTAGAAGATCTATATATAAATGTAATCAATAAAAATAGTCAACAAATTCATGGATTTATTAAAGATAGAATATATAAATTTTGTAGTAAATAGATATTACAAAACAAATCATGAATTACATTATAGTAATGTGATGAAGGAATTAAAAGATATATATGAATCTTTTTGTTTTATAGATGATGAATTACATGATTCAAGACTTCGAATCGAACCAGAACAAAATCAAGAAATAATTAATATTAATATAGGTAGCTATATACTGATGAGAATTGATGGAATGCCTCCATTAATTTATGATTTATAAATTAGAAAAACATATATAAATAAGAAATAAATCATACATATATGTATATGTATGATTTGTGTCCAGAATTACACAGAAAAATATTTAACATATTATCTATAAAGGATGTAATGAAGGTACATAAAGTTTGTAAAAAATTTAAAAATTATCAATATTATTCTCAAATAATTCCGTTAATATTATTTGATAATATTTTTAGTTTACATTTTTTTGATGAATATAAAAGTGAATTACAAAAATTATTTTGTTTGTGGAAAATAAATGATTACAGAATACAATATTTATATTGTTTAGAAAATGAATTATTAAAAATGCAAGAAAATTATACTTTATGGGATTCTATTTTTTTCAAAATCCATTATAGTATAATAATTGATAAAGTACATGAAAAAAAATTATACAAACAATTATATAAAATAAACAATAAACAATATAACACACGTTTACAAAATAATTTGATGTTACGAGCAATAATATATTAAATAATTAAAAATAATATATTACACTAAATAAATGGTAGTTTTTTCATTAACAGCACAAGTATTAGACATGTTTTTAATCAAAACAACCGCATTTACTATTGATACAACTCTATCTGTAGTTGGATGGGGAGGAAAAAAATTAATAAATATGTTATTTTACAGTAATTCGACAATTCCAGTTAATACAACAGAAGATAAATTAAAACATCAGATATCTGTATTATCAGATGAAATAAAGTTACTCAAAGCAGAATCGGAACCATACATGTTAGTAGAAATTGATAAATAATTATTTTTATAAATTATTTATAAAAATATTTAATTGTTATTATAAATATGACAAATAAACAAGAAAATGGTGTAAAGAATATTAAAAACTTTACGCAAAAATACATAAATTATATCATAACCGCTTTAGCATTTGTTGTTGCTCTTGCTTGGAGAGATGCATTTAAGAATTTTTTTCAAAATAATAAATATCTTAATTCATATGGCCCATGGATATATGCGGTGGTGTTGACAATAATTATTGTTGTGATAATTATAATATTAGAAAATACTAACGAATCAATTAAAAATATACCAGAAGATTCAACTTCTGATAAAAGAGATTCTATAGACGATGATAACTAGATAACTAGATAACTAGATAACTAGATAACATGATGACCTAGATATTATATTTATTTTTTTCTGCTTGATAATTTTGCATATAAGATTGAGCAATTGTTTTACCAACATTTTTAAGAATTGGTTTTTTAATAAATGGAAATAACTCTGTTAAAATATTTGACATTTCATGCCCAAAACTACCAAATGATGTTCCGTTTACATTACCAAGTAAAGTTAATATATTATTAACATAAGTTTTTGAATCAATATTAAACATCACATTTTTTAAATATTCTGTATTTTGTGTAACAACTGCACCGGGTGTTATGTTCAAAATATCAAGGTAATCTTTATATTCTTCAATAATAGATTTTGCATGAAAAAAACCAAATGCATTACTTGCTTCATACACACTT